TCTGCTAAAGAGTATGCTCGTCGTTCTCTTTCGAAGACTGGTGTGATTGACTCGGTTAAAATGAACAACTACTTATTCGAAGATGACATTTTCAAAAAGACTACGATTGTTCCAGAAGGTAAGAATCACGGTATGATTATGTATCTCGACTGGTCTGGTTCAATGTGGGAATACATGAAAGACACAATGACTCAGTTGCTTAACCTTGTTCACTTCTGTCGACAAGTTAACATTCCTTTCCGTGTCTATGCCTTCACTGATGGTTACACACTTTCAGAAGGTGATGTCGGAAAGATGAATGCCAAAGGTCTTGGTTATGAATCTGTTGGTGTTAATGAGACTTACTTCCACGACAATTTCAGATACTTAGAGTTATTCTCTAATGAAATGAGTAAGAAAGAGTTTGTTGGTATGGCAAGATTTATGGCTACCTTCGGTCAGAACACCGACCACTCTCCTCGTAAATACAGATTGTATGCGACTCCGATGGACACTGCGATTATTGGTGCTTCTGGTCTGTTCAATGAGTTCCAAAAGAAATACAGAAGAGATTCGGTTTCTACAATCATTCTTACTGATGGTGTCTCCCACCCACTTAAAGTTAAAACTGAAAGATGGGCAGGTGATGTGACTGACTATGAATTTAGAAACAGTGGAGTTACTACTTTCATCAATGACCCAGTTACTAAGAAAAAAGAGAAACTTTCAACTTACGGTCGTAACGAAGTCTATACTGAAATGTTCTTAAGATTCTACAAAGAGAGAACTGGTTCAGATGTGATTGGTTTCAGAATCCTTCCCACTAAACAATTGAAGAGAGAGTTGCGTTACTTAAACCTCTACGATAATGAAGTCAATGAGATTCGTAAAGACCTTAGGAAAAATAACTATGTGTCGATTCCAACTGAAGGTTATGACAAATACTTTGGTTTGAATTCAACACCAACCTCAAACGGTTCATTCGAGGTTGCCAACGATGCCACTATTGCTCAGTTGAGAACTGCTTTCAAGAAAGCAAGTGGTCAAAGGGTTTCTACTCGTGCCCTACTAAACGAGTTCGTTAAGGTGGTTGCGTGAGTAACCACACTACAAACGAGGGTTTTATTCTGAAAAAACTCTTGACTATCCCCCAAGTTATGTTATAATATGTATATAAAGTTGATTGAAAGGAGAAATGCCTATGACAAAAAATGATAAGATTAAATTTCTAGAAGATGCTCGTGCTAAGTTTGGTACGACGGTGACTCGTAAAGACATCGTTGCGTTTGCCAAAAGCAGGGGTGAGAAGTCGGGGTTCTTTATTGATGACCCTGCCAACAAAATAAAACGAGGTCTGTTTAAGATTCCTGGAGTTGAGTTTGTTACTGGTGCTAAGACTGTTGTTTCAGAACCAGTTGCTGCTGCTGATACTGTTGCGATGGCAGTAAAGGTTGATGACTTCAATGTCGAGTCTGACGGTTTCAAAGAGAATCTGATTCCAGAGGTTGACCCTCTGTTCGTTCCATTCGGTAACTTTACTACTGTTAAAAAGATTCTAGATTCTAAGATATTCTATCCAGTGTTTGTGACTGGTATGTCTGGTAACGGTAAGACCTTCAGTATTGAACAAGCATGTGCCAAGTCTAAACGAGAAGTGATTCGAGTTAACTTGACTGCTGAAACAGATGAAGATGACTTAATCGGTGGTTTCCGTCTTGTCAACGGTGAGACCAAATTCTTCAAAGGTCCAGTTGTGAAAGCAATGGAGATGGGTGCGGTTCTTCTACTTGACGAGATTGACCTTGCCAACCCTGCCAAGATTATGTGTCTACAGTCAATCCTTGAGGGTAAAGGTTATTTCATTAAGAAGACTGGTGAGTTTATTACTCCTTCGAAAGGCTTCACTTGTGTTGCTACTGCCAACACTAAAGGTAAAGGTTCTGATGATGGTCGTTTTATCGGGACTAACATTTTGAACGAGGCATTCCTTGAGAGATTCCCAATCACGGTTGAGCAAGAATATCCTACTGTTGCTACTGAGAAAAAGATTCTGGGTCGTGTGTTTGATTCGTTAGACATCAAAGATACTGAGTTTGTCGGGAAACTTGTTGACTGGGCAGATATCATTCGTAAGACTTTCTACGATGGTGGTGTTGACGAAATCATTTCTACTCGTCGTCTAGTCCACATTGCCAAAGCGTTCTCAATCTTTGGTGACCGTATGAAAGCCATTAACCTTTGTATTAATCGTTTCGACGATGAAACTAAGACTTCTTTCTCTGACCTTTACACTAAGGTCGATGCTGATGTCCTTGATGATGGGTCTGAGGTTCCAGAGGGAGTGACACGAGTTACTGAAGAAGACGAAGTTAACTTCTAATTTAGTCGGTATAAATAAAGGGTCGGATAAATTGACATTCGACCCTTTTTTGTATATAATATTTTTAAATGATTTGAATCTGGAGAAATTGAATGAACATTGAAATCCCAATGAGCGAACTCAAAAAGAAAAAGATTATGGTGGCAACCCCAATGTATGGTGGTAACTGTCACGGTATGTATTGTAAATCGACAGCAGACCTTGCGAAACTTGGTCAAGCATATGGGATGGATATTAAGATGTTCTATCTGTTCAATGAGTCACTAATCACAAGAGCAAGAAACTATTGCGTAGATGAGTTTATGCGTTCTGATTATACTCACTTAATGTTTATCGATTCTGATATTGGTTTTGACCCTAATGATGTAATTACACTTGCTGCTTTAATGGACCACGAAGACCCTAAAGGTAAACATATTATGTGTGGACCATATCCAAAGAAAACAATTGCCTGGGAAAAGATTGTAGCAGCCGTTGATAAAGGTTTCGCAGATGATAATCCAAACAACTTAGAAAACTATGTCGGTGATTATGTATTTAATCCAGCAGGTGGTCAGACAAGAGTATCACTTGATGAACCAGTTAAAGTATTAGAAGGTGGAACTGGTTTTATGATGGTAACCAAACATGCGTTCAATAAGTTTGATGAAGCATATCCAGATTACAAATATAAACCAGACCATGTGCGAACTAAACACTTTGATGGGTCTCGTTATATTACAATGTATTTCCAAGCACTGATTGATGAAGAGTCGGAAAGATATCTATCAGAAGATTATATGTTCTGTCAGTGGATGAGAAATATTGGTGAGGATGTATGGTTGTGTCCTTGGATGAAACTAATGCATACTGGTTCTTACACCTTTGGTGGTTCTTTGGTTGACCTTGCTCAGATTGGTGCGACGGCAACCGCAGACCCAGATTTAATTAAAAATATGAAAAAATAATATATGAGTAAATTTAAATATAATGAAGATAAGTTGGTAAAAGAGTTGTATGACTATATTGCCGCAACTTATGGTGAACATTACTCGATGAATAACATTCAGTCTACTGAGTTTATAATCGACGCAGGTCATGGAGTTGGGTTTACAATCGGTAACCTTATAAAGTATGCTCAACGATATGGGAAGAAGGGAACTACAAATGATGCCCGCAAGGATTTGTTAAAGGTTCTACATTATGGTATAATGGCATTACATGTCCACGATACAATTAACAGTGAGGTAAATAATAATGAAGATTAGTGAAAAGACCACTGAAGTTTTAAAGAACTTCGCAACTATCAACCCAAGCATTGCTTTCAAACAAGGTAATGTTGTTAGAACTGTTTCTGAACAGAAGAACATTCTTGCTCAAGCAATTGTTCCAGAAACATTCCCAAGAGACTTTGCTGTCTATGAACTAAATCAGTTTTTGGGTTTAGGTTCTCTATTTGATGATGCTGAGTATGACTTTGGTGATTCTAATGTTACAGTAAGTGAAGGTTCTACTAAGTCGAGATATACTTACACAGACCCAAGCATGGTAACTACACCACCAGAGAAAAACATTGAACTACCTTCAACAGAAGTAAGTTTTGATGTGACTAAAGAACAGATGATTAAAGTTATGAATGCTGCTAATCAATTATCTCTTCCAGAGATTGTTGTAAGAGGTGATAATAACAAGGTTCGTCTAGTTGCTACTGATACTAAGAACCCTACATCAAATGAGTTTGCTATTGAGGTTGGTTCGACGACTGCTAAGTTTGACTTTGTATTCAAAGTAGAAAACTTCAAAATGATTAGTGGTAATTATCAAGTCGCAATCTCTGCGAAAGGTATTTCACATTTCAAAGGTGCGGTAGCACAGTATTGGATTGCTACTGAGTCTGGTTCAACTTACGAGGGTTAATGATGGCAAAGAAAGAAGAAGTAAAACAAGAAGAGGTTAAAAGTCCTATGCTTGATGTAAGTGACTTACTTACTGTTGTTAGAATTATTGATATCACTGCTAGTAAAGGATTATTTGAAGGTAAAGATATGGAAATAGTTGGTGGTGTTCGTAATAGACTAGAAGCATTCGCAAAAGCAAATTTACCTCAGGAGAAATAATGTTAGCAGAAGATAAACAAAAAATTATGAAAGTGGTTCAAGAGTGTTGTGATTCTCTTATCCGAATGGAATCAGAAAGAGAGTTTGTTAAAGAAGCAATCGTTGGACTACACGACAAGTATGACCTTGACAAGAAACATATTCGTAAAGTAATCAACATTTACTTTAAACAAAATATGGGTGAGGTTCGTAGTGAGAATACAGAGGTAGAATCTCTTTACGAAGAACTTGTCGGTTAAATTGACTTTTTACCTTATCCGTAGTAAAATATGGGTAAGGTTTTATATTATGGATAGATTATGAGTGAATTTTTATGGGTCGAAAAGTATCGACCAAAAACTGTATCTGATACGATACTTCCTCTTGAACTAAAGAGGACATTTCAAACATTCGTCAACAACGGTGACATTCCAAATCTACTACTAACTGGTTCGGCAGGTGTCGGTAAGACGACTATCGCAAAAGCAATGTTAGAAGAACTCGGTTGTGATTATATTACAATCAATGGTTCAGATGAAGGTAGATTAATCGACACACTCAGAACTAAGATTAAGAACTTTGCTTCGAGTATGTCTTTAAGTGGAGGTCGTAAATATGTCATACTTGATGAAGCAGATTATCTCAATGCTGAAACGGTTCAGCCAGCACTTCGAAACTTTATGGAAGAGTATAGTGCTAACTGTGGTTTTATTCTCACCTGCAATTTTGTTAATAAAATTATCTCTCCTCTTCATTCGAGGTGTTCGGTCGTTGAGTTTAAAATATCAAACAAAGAGAAACCAGAAATGGCAAAGGGTTTCTTCGACAGAGTCTTAAAAATACTTGGGCAAGAAAATGTAGAGTTTGATAAAAAGGTAGTTGCCGAAGTAATTAATAAACATTTCCCTGATAATCGTCGCATATTAAACGAATTACAGAGATACAGTGTAACTGGTAAAATCGATAGTGGTATATTAAATAATACCTCAGATGCCAATTTTAAGACTCTCATGGATGCTCTGAAGGCGAAAGAATTCAGTGTAGTAAGAAAGTGGGTTGCTCAAAATATCGATGGTGATACAGCACCATTCTTTCGTAAACTATACGAATCAATCTATGAACTTGCGAAACCAAACAGTATCCCTCAAGTCGTTGTAACACTTGCTGACTATCAATACAAATCAGCATTTGCTGCTGACCAAGAAATTAATACAATGGCGTTGTTAACTGAGTTAATGGTCGACACAGAATGGAAGTAG